TGTATCTTCTCCTTTAATTAGCGTAGCTACAGAAGCTCCTGCTGCCAAGCCACTTAAAGATGATGTTAGATGCAAGCCTGAAGTTTCTTGTTCTAATCTAGCTGCATTGCCTTGAAAAGCAAGTTGACCAGTATTTTGAACAATAGTCAAGAAGGGTATATTAAAAGCTGGTATACCATTGTCGACTACAATAGATCCATCAGCACAAGGTGTTCCATCAACAGGCATATCACCTGTATATTTGTAACACTTAACTAAAGCACCTGCGAATCTAAGGTTTTCATTATAGCTTTCAGCACCTTCTAATACAGGGCTGCCAATATCAACTGTTGTTTGATTTGCTATATTTGCCATTTAATTATCCTCCTTATGACCAGATAGCGTGAGTTTCAGGACAACACCATTCCATTCCCGCTTCTGTCAAGATTTGATCTACTCTTCTGTCGACCCCAGAGTTTTCAAGTGTTTGCACACCAACGTAGATTCCAGTATCTCTATTTACGCCATTACCAACTAATGGTCTATAAGCGCAATACTTCATATTGATACCTAGTATTTTAATATTTGTACCATCTAAGTGAACATTTCTTACAACATTCATATCACCATATATAGTTGATATAGTTGTTA